TTGGTACGCCAGCCCCGCATCAAATAAATAAATGAATATATGCGGTGTAGTCTGGACATCCTATGGCTGGGGGTGCCTCATCGCTGTGGTTAGTAGGACCCGTCGTCGGACGTTAAACGCCCCACCATATGCAAAGTACAACCGAACCAACATACCATCATCTGCCTTTTGGGCAACCATCAAACCCTTACCAACCGCTTCTTGACTTATCCAGTCGAACCATTGTACCATGGTTAATTTTATCGGTCGAATTAACCGCTGGCTTAGGCGTTATGTACTACTCGTGCAGAATCGCCGCGCCAGTCATGCGAGACCGTTGGGTGATGTTGGGGAACAGGTGGAGGTCGATGCTTCAACGGTGGGTGGCGAGGATGTGGATGGATGGGGAATGGAGCGAGATGGGGTGGCCAGTGGTTGTCACTGCCCAGATTGTATCCACGCGGATCTTGATGTTAGGTGTTATATGCTTGGTCCTATCGGGATTGTTCTTTCCCATGGCCAGGCCCTTAGCACTGTCCATAATCTTCTTGTCAGCATGGGGGCTGAGCCCATTGAAGCCGATGCTGAACCGCGTTCAGGAGGATCGGGCAGCGGAGACGATTGGTCATCTAGATGATTGGGATGAGATGCTGGAAGGCAACGATGACTTGGATGCCGACTTGCCTAATCGAGCCGAGATCGCCCAAGATGAACATCATTTAATTGATGTCATTGTTCCACGTAGGCGTAGACGGCCGTATATCTCACGTGTTGCTCGTGAGATAAAGGTTGAGTTTGGGACACCCGAGTTCACACGTGCCAACCAGTTGGCGGTGAGGCGGAAGGCGGTGCAGATTATGAGGGACCATCGTGTGCGGACGTCTCATCAGGCAGCAATGATTGATGAGATTGTATCGATGGTGTTTGTTCCCTCTGGTGGGGAGTTGCGTGCGAAGGAGTTGTTGGCGTCTGTTGCTGCACGACGACGCAGAGAGGAGGCGAACACTGACTGGCATAACGCTCTTGGCCGGTCAGTTGTTCCGCAGTTTCTATCGCATTGAGGGTGCCTAGAGAGTGTCGCGGGGGTTTCAACAGATGCCTTTCACTGTTGCCCTAACTTGCACGTGACACGTACCTTGGGTACCCAACATGCTCGTGAACGCTCGCTCTTTGGGTTAGGGAGCTGGGGCCCCCTTAAAACCTGGGGCGTTCACAACCCCGATGTTGGGACGTTAGCAAGGGGCGTGCTGGAGCGTGTCTTACTCCAGCAAACAGATGGTCAGTGGTTGCCACCCCATCGTCCTGCTAAGAATGCGTTGATGCGTACGCTTAGACCGTTCTGGTTGCGTCTTCGTCCAAAAATCCCTTCCCTCACCCCCATCCCTCTATGTGAATTTCCGAGGTTGTATGAGGGTCAAAAGAGGATGATGTACGAACGCGCCGTCGAGAGCCTTAAAGTTCGGGCTCTGAATCGACGTGACGCATACATTAAAGCATTTGTCAAGGCTGAGAAGCTCGATCTTGATTCGAAGCCCGATCCGTCGCCTCGTGTCATACAGCCGCGTGACATTAGGTTTAATGCCAGCTTCGGGTGTTATATTCGACCCCTTGAGCACATTGTGTACGGGGTTCTGAATAGGATTTGTGGGGGGAGAACGATTGCAAAAGGGACAACAGTCGAGGATGTTGGTGAGATGGTGCATGCGAAGTGGCGTGTTTTTTCCCGACCGTGCTTCGTGGGCATCGATCAGAGTAGATTTAGCCAGTGTGTCTCAGTCGAGGCCCGTCATTTGTGCAGATGATATATACGCAAGCCTACCGTGATGATTCTTATTTGCGGTGGATGTGCCGTCAGACCCTGGATAATCATGGGTCATCCCGTTGCTGGGATGGCTATTTGTCTTATGATGTTGAGGGGACCCTTTCTGACGGTGACATGGATACAAGTCTTGTTGGTAATGTGTTATCTGTTGCTATGTTGTGGACCTGGGTACGACATGTCGGCATCACCAAGTGGCGGTTTATTGTCAATGGTGATGATGCAGGGGTTTTCATTGAGTCCCGTGATTACACCCGTTTTGTTACCGGCATGAAGGCGTGGTTCCACGACTTGGGGTTTAGGACTAAAGTTGAACCCCCGGTCTATGAAATTGAGCACATTGAGTTTTGTCAATCTCACCCCATCTTTGATGGGAATAAATATATTATGGTCCGACGTTACCCTTCTGCTCTTTCGAAGCAATGTCGTTCATTGGTGGCACTACGCAATGAGGCCGATTTTGATGCTTATTGGTCTTGCGTTGGGGAAGGCGGGCTTTCCCAAAATGGTGGCATCCCTATATACCAGGACTTCTTCAGATCCCTCGTGAGGAAGTCCAAGTCCAGGTTTTTTAGGGGTGCGGTTGAGGGTGTTTGGTCCCCACACTTATTATGTGGTCGGGTCTATGGACCAGTTCACCCTGCCTGCCGATCCTCGTTCTATAACGCATTCGGGGTCACACCAGATGAACAAGTTGCGACGGAGGAGTATTACCATAAGACCTTGTATGGTTTTACAGTCGCTTCCCCCATTGATAAGATTACACCTTATCCAATCTTATTATAGAACCAGCGTTACACTTTTTTCATTTTTCTCCATTATAGATAACTATGGCTACCCCTGGAAAGCGTAGAAGGCGTGCCCGCCAGCGTCAGCGTAAGAACGCAGCTGGTCGGCAAGGACGCAAGCTCCCCCCTAATATCTCTGTTGGTGCGGCAATGAATCGCGAGCCTTTTCCCCAAACTCGTGTGCCTGTTGGCGCCGTGGCGCCTCAGTCGAAGATGTCGCGGGTTGTGCCACGCAGATCTCGGCGTGGTGGCAAGTACCGCGTTGCCAATGGACGTACTTTTTTACCTGAGTACCCGCTGGCCACAATTGATCCTTTCTCGATTGATGCGCTCGGGGTCAAATTGCCGGATCCTGACACCAACTTTTCCGCGACATTTACACTGAAG